TTCAGCATATAATTTTCTGTCATTCGGATTATTTAAATCAAGATCACCCATTTTTACGGATGTGGGAGAATTTCCACCAATCTTACCTTGTGAACCACTACCACTTTGAGTAGCCATTACATGATGTGGATTGTTTTTTAAATATTCAGCTACCAAATCATTTACTGACATTGGGTCGCCTTTGTCTGAGTATCGTGGAGTTCCATTATCATTGATAACTTCAACTGCACCTTGATCGTTTAACTTAACATTATTTCTAAGTAACTGTTTAACTTCAGCAGGTTTAACTGCTTTCAGTCCACTAGCTACATTGACTAATGTTTCGTCTATACGAATCCTTTTTAATTCAGATTCCAACGATTGAATTTGTGAATCCTTTTTTGATACTGTTTCCTTCAGAACTTTATCAAACTCACCACGTTGTTTGGCGATTTCTAGTTCCTTGTCTTTTTTTTCTTGAAGTAGTTTTTTAGCTTCTTCAATGTCAATACCATCAAGTTTATTTGATACTGTTTTCTTGTATCTTTCTAATCTACGTTGAACAATCTGTTCAAGTTGATCTGCTGAAAACACTTTGTTTACAACATCTTGATTGTTAGAAACTTCATTGACTCCAGCATTTTCTTGAGATGCTGTATTCTCAACCGACACTTCTTTTACTTGGTCGTTCATTGTTTGTTCTCCTTCTATATTGTTATTATTCTCAATTATCAAGGAAATTGTAAAAATGCAACAAAGTTGTTGCTAAAATGTTCTATTATGCTGTGTAGTCAAAAGTACCATCAGCATTTGTTGTACCCCAGTCTGTGCTTATTGGTTGCCAATGATGTCTGCAATTATAACCACCTCTATCTAAAAATGGGTCGCTTCCTGATTTTCCTTGCCAATCTGTTTGCCATAATGTTCTTGCTTCTTCTTCAGTAAAGACTTGATCTACATGCTCTACGCAAAAATCTCTACTATCTCTAATAACAGAACCATAATAAATAAAAGAAGTTAATCCTAATTCATCAGCTCTATACTTTGCAAACTGTCCATCAAATCCCATTAAAGCATCTTGAACTATTTGAGATGAATAAGCATAAAGATTATCTCCAGTAACTGTTGAACCATAGTTTTGTTTAAGTTCATCAACTGCTGTTTTCACATCAGGAGAACTCATATTGCCTAATGCTTTTTGATCTTGAATAAATGTAACTAATTCTTGTTGTTTCTTTGTATCTGCAACTTGATATATTCCATTAATTTTATCTCTAATAGTTTGCACCACATCTCCAAATGGTTTACCAACTAATGTAGATTGGTATATTTCTTTTGCTAATGTGTTTGTAAACTCTGTGCTAAGATTTTCAAATTGACTAAATGCTAATTTCTTTAATTGCTGAATAGTTACTAAGTCAGTTTGTGTTATCTGTTTGAACTCAGTAGGTATAGGAAGCTTTCCATAAGTTGCTACAATATTAGCTGCTACTTTATCATAATCATTAATTAGTGTTTGAACTTTTCCAAGATAAATTTTTTCAATAGCTTGTTTTAACTGTGGTCTAATTTCTATTGCTAGTCTTGTATTAAATAATGAACCATCTTTAATTGGAAGTGTTGAAGCAATATTAACAACTTCTTGTTCTAATGTTTTAAGAGTATCTGCTAATAGTTTTTGATGCTGTGCTTCTAATGTAGTTACTGCGTTAGCTCTTATTTGTTGAAGCTGTTGTAGTAAGTCTTGTGCCACATTAAACTTTAGGTAAAGTTATTGGTTGTTGTGGAAATGAACCCATAGCAGTTGTTTGACTATCAATCTCAGCATTAATGACTTCTAATGTTGAGCTATCATCAATAACTGTTTTAGCTATTTGTTTATCAATCTCTTTAGCAAATGTATCTGAAGGTATGTTACTTGCTTTAGCAGCTTGTAATAATTCTAAGTCAGTTGCCCAATCTCTAATGTCAAATGATTCAGGATATTCAATATCTCCATCAAATACAGTCTCTTGCCATTCAGCAAATATTCTCCATAATTGTTCTTCAGCTAATTGTATTAGTTGAGATTTCTCAGATAGTCTTGCATTTAATAATTCAAATTCAGTTCTTAAAGCAATACCAGATTGTACTCTCTCAGCAGTTGCTCTTAAAGTTCCTACATGAGTAAGACGATTGATTGCTTCTACTTTATGATTGATTGATCTTAATACACCATCAAGATTGCTTCCATTAGGTTGTAGGATATATGGTTTTAAATTTGAGTCCAAGTTTTCAGGCATTTCAATAATAGAACCTGCACCAGCACCTGCATCAGTATCTTTTGTTTTAACTAATGATGGGTGATTAGATAATCTAATTATTTGTTCAATCTCAGATAGTTCATTGTAGATAGATTTTTGTAAATCAGCTACATCATTCAAATCAGATACACCTAATCCTCTCATTGGTGATCTTTGATTGTATAAAATAACTGCTGGTATTTTCATTAATGGGTTTGGAACAGAACTAATTAATTTAGGTTCGTCTCTATTCTTAGAAGAAATAAATACTGTATCAATCTTATCTAAGAACCATAGTTTATATACTTCGCCTTCAGAAGTTTGTTCTTCTCTAATTTTTAAATAGTCTAAGAAATAATAACCAGCATCATTTCTTTCATAATGCCAATCAAGTACATTCTCAGGTGTGTAAACATTTAGATATGGTCTAATTCCCTGATTTAATTCTTCTGCTCTAGTCATTACGTTTGTAGATGGCTTATCCATTAGTAACCATACATGACCATATACTGAAGCAAATCTTTGTGCTTCTCTCATTAAAGCATCAAATGATCTACCTTCTAAATCTGCATCGTCCATAAATTCTTCTACTGATAAATCTTCTTCTAATGAACCCATTTGTCTTGTTGGTTCAACTCTAAATAAAAATGATGAATATATATCTATGATGTTACGACAGTGATTATCTAATGGAGTAAATTGTATTCGTTTGTAATATTCGTTTTCAAACTCAAGCATGTAAGGTTGTAAGAATTTACCATCTGCGTATTCTTTACCACCAAGATATGATCTAATAAAATATTCCCATCTTGGAATCATTCCTTTGTAATGCTGATGTTGTGCTTCTATGTCGTGTCTTGTGTATGCCATTATGAAAATCTTTTAGGTTGTGATTTAGGTAAGTTAGATGTGATCGGAAATAAATATTCTATTGCGTATCCTAATGCGTCAGTCATGTGGTCGTATCCGTTACCTTTTTCTGGTTGCGTTGTGTTTTCCTTATACACTTGTTTCATTAACGAGTTTATAAGTGTTTTGCAAGAAGGATTAATAAAAATACTTCTTTTACCTTCAAATGACTTCAGTTTACTATTAACAGAATTAATTCTATCTCTCACCAAAGCATGAGTATTCTTAGCTTTAACATTTAAACCAGCATTTTGCAATATAGTTAAATCTGTTCTTCCACCAGCAGACGTTTTACGTTGCCTAGATGCTGGGTCAGGATAAACAATCATTTTCTGTTTAGGATATCTTGTAAATAACTCATCAATAAATTCATCTGTATTAGATGAATAAATAACTATCTCATCAAAGATTTCTGCTACACCATTTTTAACATGAAATAAACAAGCACTCATTGGGTCAATGTTAAAGTCTAATCCAATATGTATAATAGCTTGTGGGTCGTACTTACATTCTTGCACGTTTAATTCTCTATCAAAATTGTAGTAAACAACACCGCTATAGGTTTCAAATGAAGCTAAGTATTCTTGTCTAAATGTACGTTCATCTAAATCATTCATAGCTTGTTTAATTTCATCTGCATCAACTTGACCACCATCTAATGTTGTGTACTTAAATGATTTCCATTCTGGGTCAGAACCTAATCCTTTTTGATAGATGTCATAAGACCAGTTACCATAACCTCTTGGTGTTCCTATAAACAATACATTACCAGTTACATGCCTATCTGATATTGTTGGTCTTAGAACTTCAGTCCAAGCTTCAACTGGTATATCTGCGTACTCGTCTAGTAATAGAAAATCTAATCCAACTCCTCTTAAATTATCTGGTGATTTATCTGCACCTTTTAAACTTATCTGTGAACCATTTCTAAGAACTAATGATAGTTCCGTTTCATTAGCATATTTAATCCATCTCTTTTCAGTAGTAAGTTTCTTGATTTGTTTCCACATAATCTCCTTACTCATTCTATAGGTTGGTGCTACATAGAATATCTTTGAGTTAGGTTTTCTACTTGCAAATCTAAGTAGTTCGTACATGGCTAAGTGTGTCTTGCCGAATCTTCTACCAGTAATTAAAACTCTAAATCTATTTGGACAAGTATAGACATCTAGTTGTGGCTTACTAAATGG